AAAAAAGGGACAGTAAAATAATGGAAACAAAAATCCACCTTATGGAAGATGGCTTAACTGCATGATATGTCTAGTTAAATTTGGTGGCCCCTGCTGGGTTTGAACCAGCGACCAAGCGATTATGAGTTCCTACTAGAGTAACCGAAAATCAATGGTTTTCTTTATTTATCATTGACATGGATTGCATGTGTTTGCCAATGATTACCCTTTATCCGCCATATTCATCGCCACTTTATCGCCATCTTTGTCTAGGTGAGGCATCTTCTGAAAAGCATCATGAGAATCATCCCCGCTATAGGTCTCAAGTCTTAAAGCAGCGATATAAAGAATAAGTCTGCAAAGAGACGTTGCTTTCTGTCTCTCTTTATCAAAAGGAATTAGTCTATCGATGTGATTTCCATGAACTATTTGTGAGCGACCATGTTCATAAAGGTCAATAATAAATTCAATAAGGGTAGTTTTTTTTGGATGTTCGAAGACTACATGTTGCTCATCTAGATCTAATAAGTTTTTAACCATGCTTAATATGCCTCTTGTTGTCCCTCCTCCTGATAAAACATCCAGAGATATACCAATTTTTGCTAAAGATATAGCATCATCCTGTTCTCTTTGTGCTTCAGCGTACCAATTTAGTGCTGTAGTCCATCTTAGAGATAGGTTTTTTTTACCATTTTCAAGTTTATTTGTAATCGTATAAAGTATGCTACCTGCTGCACAGATAAAATTACAGTTATTAGTAATTGCTTTGTCTATTAAGTCACCATTGTACGTCCTGATTTTGTCATTTATCGTCATCCCGGGTAACTGGAGTTTTCCAGAAAAAGACACTAGGGAATTATATGCAATAGGAGGAGTTGGGTGTTCGAATAAATTCTGTTGTAAAAACATTTTTGGGTTGTTGAAGATTAGTGAGAAACAATCAACCGCTGCTTGTGATGTGATTTTTGCCAGTTGTCTGGAAAGTTTAATTTCATAGTTATCTATTTCCACCTCTATTATTGAGTTTGCTTTTTTTATTATTTCATAAATCTCTATCGAGATGGAATTCTCAGATGTATACTTCCCATTGCTACTGATAAGTTTGGTTAACTCTTCTTTCCATTCGGTTTCATCATTAGAAGAAGCACCAAAAGCAGTGAAAAATCTGTTAGTCACATCTAAATCTTTTACCCATTGATGTGTTGATTTAATTGACACGGGGCCAATAGAAAACGAAGGTGAATTGGGGAATAAACAAGTTTGAGCTTGGAAGTGATGAGTTAATGTAACTATTTTTTTTGAGATTACCTGGTTGATTTCTGCTTTTAATTTTTTTATATGCTCTCTACTTCCAGCTTTTATACCTTCTGTCAATACACCTTCAGCATATAAGTTGCATATGCAGTCCATACATATTTTGTATAAAGTTGCATAAGATATATTATTAAGAGGCGCAGGGAGATTATCTTTCAAAATTGAGGATAATAAATCTATCTTTTTCCTCACCTGATCGCCGAAATGAAGCTGATGACCTGACCTAGTTGTTATAAGGTCAGGCATTTGTCTTTCTTGTTGAAAATTGTATGTGTCGATAAGGTCAACTATTTCGATGATTAAATTTTTTAGGTTCACTGACATGCCCTGAAATCTAATGGGTTGTATTTAAATGCTGAATCCAGATGATCGGGTGAAAAGTGAGAATAACGCATAGTCATTTTTATATCGGCATGACCTAATATCTTTTGAAGTACAAGTAGATTTCCACCATTCATCATGAAATGACTGGCGAAAGTATGACGCAAAACGTGGGTAAGTTGCCCTGCTGGCAATTCGATGCCTGTTCTTTCCAGCGCAGACCGGAACGCGCCATAGCAATCCCCGAACAACCGACCTTTTTTTTCTTCGGGCAGAGAGTCGTAGAGTTCTTTGCTAATGGGAACGGTGCGGTTTTTTCTGCCTTTCGTGTTGATGTATGTGATTTTGTATTTTGCGAGCTGGCTTTTTTTCATGCTCTCGGCCTCAGACCACCGAGCGCCAGTGGCGAGACAGATTTTTACCACGGTTTCTAAATCAGGGTGGTCATGCCGTTTGCACTCGCCGAGCAATAGCGCAATCTGTTCATGAGTTAGCCAGGCCATTTCCATTTCTTCCGTTCGGAAAGGGCGCATATTTTTCAGCGGGTTTTCACCTTTCCATTCTCCCAGGCGATTTAACTCATTGAACACCGCGCGAAAGTAGGCCAGCTCAAGATTAAGCGTGCGAGGAGATACCTCTTTCACTCTATTTGATCGAGCATACTCACCTTTCAACCGCTTTTCCCTATAACGGGAGAACATCTGCGCATCAAAGTCGCGTGCGAGGGGCTCGCCCATGCACTCGAAAGCATGTTGCATGGCTAACTGGCGTTTTAAACCATCTCTCAAGGTAATGCCATGAGCGCTATACCATGAATCAACCAGTTCCTTTAGGGTGCGCTTGTCTTCCTTTTCTTCCTGCCACGGGTTTTGAACGGTGTACTGTTCAAACGCCAGCGCCTCGCCTTTGGTGGCGAATTTCTTTCGGGTGCGTTTGCCGCCAGCGCCGTTTGGATAAATCTCGCAAAGCCAACCTCCTGTTGGCAGTTTACGCACAGCCATTATTTAACCTCGCGATAAACGCCAGTGATTCTACCCAGTACACGTATATCTTCGGCTAAGCACTCAAACGGAATTTTTCCGCCAGTGACGTGAAGCCTCTTGCCAGGTAAAACCGCGATTTCACGAATGCTGATTGTTCCATCCACGTCGATCAGTTTTTTACCGTCTGAAACTGTGCTGCTCTCTTCAACTATGTAAATAGAAGAGTCAGCTTCCACGCAAAAGACTTTCCCCACAGGGCTGCTCAAAACACTCGCATCAATAACAAAGCGACCCACAGAGTTAAGCTTGCTTTCACTAAATGTGAATTTCTCAAGGCTCGTGAATTCACTTTCTGCTAAATCATCTGTTTGATTTTGAATCCGCTGCTGACCTTCACCGGTCATCAACCACTTTAAATCTGCGCCCGTTTCGAGAGCGCATAAGACAGCGAAGTCATACGAGACATTACCGCGTGTGTAGCGGTTTTGGAGGGAGCTTGCTGCGATATTGAAATGATTCGCGAGCTGGATTTTCTGATGAAAGCCATAAACCTCACAAATTCTATTTAGTAACTCTTCGTTATTAAAGTTGGCATTTATCATTAAAATTAGCATCCGATCGTTGTGCGATACTAAAATTAGCATTACTATCGCTGCTTGTGGTGGTGATTGGTGGCAAAAGTTGGCAAGACTTAGGCAATCAATGGCTGAAATCTCAAAAAAGGAATCATGCTATATGGCTTCTGAAATCGCAATCATCAAAGTACCTTCACCTGTAGTAACTGCTGAGCAATTCGCAGCTTTAGAGGGTGTTTCTGTACGCACCGTATATCGGTGGACAACTGGCGATAATCCGCAGTTACCAATCGAACCGCGCATCATTCGTAAAGGATGCAAAAAAGCCGGAGGGCCGATCCGTATCTACTATGCACGCTGGAAAGAAGAACAGTTGCGTAAGGCGTTCGGGCATTCCCGTTTCCAGCTCATTATTGGCGGCTAATTCACATTAAGTGAATAGGGAGATTCGCACATGTTTGATTTTAAGACTTCCACACATAACCATTATGACGACGCCTGCCGCAAGTTTGCGCTGACACACAGCATGGCTGAGCTGGCGCAACGTGCAGGCATGAAAGCGCAGACTCTGCGCAACAAGCTGAACCCGGATCAAGTTCATCAGCTGACTGTTCCAGAATTGCTATTGCTTACCGATCTGACCGAAGACGCCACGCTGATAGATGGCGCGCTTGCACAGCTGCACTGCCTGCCATGCGTACCGGTTAATGAGCTGGCAAAAGAAAAGTTTCCATCCTACGTGCTTAAGGCTACTGCTGAAGTCGGAAGCATGGCCGCCAGTGCCGCTAACCCGGAGCGGATAACTGCAACATGCCGCCGCAGTATTCTGGAGGCCGCAAATACCGGCATCCGCTGCATGATGCTGGCTGCACTGGCCGTACAAACCCGCGTTCACTCTAACCCGACCTTAGCCTCAACCGTTGACGCTATCAGCGGGCTGGGTGCTTCGATTGGCATGAGCTGAGGGCGCACGATGATTTCATTTGCGGCACATCTCAAGCGCCAGAGTCCGTCAATGTCATACGGCAATGGTTGGATCATGGGCGAGAACGGCAGGCGCTGGCATCCGGTATTAAGCCAGCAGTTACAGGTAAAAGAGCAAAGAGGTAAATCATGGCTATCGAGGGCGATTCAATGCTGGTTGAGCTTTCTGCCGGGCAGAGGGTTTCGGCGCTGAATCACGTTGCCATACTTCGCGCGCAGCTGATGGGCGGCAACTGTGAAAAAGATATGGCTCGTTTTTTCTCTGAAATGCGCGATGTGACAGACAGTAATTACCGGGATAACAAGCGCGCAATGAGCGCAATTCTTTTCCTGGCTAACATCGGTAAAGACAGGCACGACGCTGAATTTAGTGAACTGACTACTGATGAAAGAAAGGCGCTTATTTGTGCAATGAATCATTTAAAAGCAGTCGTGAGTTTATTTCCAAAGCGAATGACCCTTTCTAATTAATCAACCCTAAGCAAATTAATGGCGTAAATCCGCCGGGCATTCTTTTGCCCAAATTCAGGAGAAAGAAACATGCGAAATATACAGACCCGTAATTTTAAAGCTGATGACGATGCGCTTAGCGCCCTGCTAAGTAAGGCCAAAACCGAGCAACGTTCTGATGATGCGCTGTCGATTTCTATCCGCCTGGCCGCACTGGCAATTCATGCCCGCCAAAAAGAAATGTCTGCAGTAGAAATTATCGAACTGCTGGACAAGGAGGCCGAGCGCTTTGAGAACCAGGCGCAGGAGTTGCACTGATGGCCGACTCAATCGACATGGCGCAGCAGCGCGCCGATGAACTGCTGGCACGCAATATCGCCAGCGTCGTTAACCGCCCGGTCAGCATGGCGGCTTCATTCTGCGAAGACTGCGATGCCCCAATCCCGGAGCAACGCCGCCGCGCGGTACGTGGTGTAACTCGCTGTGTCAGCTGTCAGGACGTGGCCGAACTTCGCACTAAAGTATCAAGAGGCGGTGCGGTATGAGCACGATCCTGAAGTGGGCGGGCAACAAATCCCGCGTAATGCCTGACCTGCTGACACACCTGCCAGAAGGTGATCGCCTGGTCGAACCCTTCGCCGGTTCCTGCGCAGTAATGATGAATACCGATTACCGGGCCTATCTGGTTGCGGATATAAACCCTGACCTCATCAACCTCTATTGCCAGATAAAAGAGCATACCCGCCCGTTTATCATTGTGGCGGCTAGCCTCTTTAATCAGAACACGATTGGCAAAAGTTATTACGCTGTGCGTGAAGCATTTAATCATGGCCCGTCACTACCTTTACTGGAGCGCGCAGCTTATTTCCTGTACCTGAACCGCAATGGCTATCGCGGTCTTTGCCGCTACAACAAGCGCGGCGAATTTAATATCCCGTTTGGTAACTACACAGAGCCATATTTCCCACTGACTGAGATTGAGACATTTGCAGAGAAAGCACAGCGCGCGACATTCATCTGCGCCGACTTTCGCGAAACGCTGCGCCTGACCAAAGCTGGCGATGTGGTGTATTGCGATCCGCCTTATGACGGGACTTTCGCGGAATATCACTCTGCCGGATTTGATAAGGATGAGCATCATGATCTGGTCAGCATGTTGCTCGACGTCTCGGAGCGTTGCCCGGTTGTGGTTTCAAACAGCGACACCCTATACACCCGTAGCATTCTTCGCGATTTCGATATAACAAGCATCAGCGTAGCCCGCTCGGTTGGAGTAGCTTCAGGTAAAAGCAAGCGCGCATCGGAAATTATCGCCGTGCGTCATCCCGCAGTCGGTCCTGAGTGGTCTGCCTTTGAACCGGCCGCAGGCGCTGACTGGTCTGCAGAAGTGCAGGCGTCTCGATGATTCAGGAATACGCTTACCCGTGGAATGTTCCACGGGAAGCCATTGCCAGCCCATACCCAACCTATGACGAAATGCACAGCCGCAGTCAGATGATTGCGGCTTTAGTGCGTGCGCAGGAACTACTCGAAAAGCAGCCGACGCTGATTCAGATTGATGTAAAGCGTCGGGTTAGTGAGCTGGAAAAAACACAGGGTATTGATCGTGCCAATGCGTACTTAACGAAAACCTTCGTTGAGCGCACATTGCCACGCGTCGAAACCGTTAACGCTCAATATCGCCTCGGTGAAATGAGTCACGGCACGTTTACTGTGCTGGCCGGAAACGTCTCTGAAGGGGCTGGCGCGGCCAGTGCAGGTGGTCAGTTATGGGAGCTGATGCGCCGCTTTAACCGCCTGCCGGATATGGCTCGTGCCGACGTCGATTTGCTTGCCGGGGATGTAGCTAATTTCATTCTCGCCGAGCTGGTACAGGCACACGCGCAGGGCAGCGACGAGTCGGATTACAAATACACGCACCGCGTTTATATGACCGCCGCCACCATTACCCGCGAGCTGAGCCAGACGCCGCCGCTGTGGGAAAAGGTCACGTCCCGCCTGTTTGACCCGGAGGAAGTCACTCCGGCAATCCTGCGTATGCAGACCGAAAAATGGTGGAAGGGAAGAATGCGCCGCGTGGCCGCATCATGGCGTGAACACCTACAAATTGCCCTGGCTAACGTCAGCAAAAAGCACACCCCCTACGCCAGCAGCATGACCGTTTCAGAGTGGCGCGAGCAGAAGCGCCGCACCCGTGAATTTTTGAAGGGAATGGAGCTGGAAGACGAGGAAGGCAACCGCATCAGTCTGATCGAGAAGTACGACGGCAGTGTAGCCAATCCGGCGATCCGTCGCTGTGAGCTGATGACCCGCATTCGCGGATTTGAAAACATCTGCAACGAAATGGGTTTTATCGGCGAGTTCTATACGCTGACCGCCCCCGCGCGCTATCACGCCACAATCAAAACCGGGCATCGTAACCGCAAATGGAACGGTGCCAGCCCTGCCGATACGCAGCGTTATCTCTGCAGCGTCTGGCAGAAAATCCGCGCCAAGCTGCACCGCGAAGAAATCCGCATTTTCGGGATCCGCGTTGCTGAGCCTCATCATGATGCGACCCCACACTGGCACATGCTCATGTTCATGCGCCCTGAGCAGGCTGAGCGCGTGCGCGAAATTATGCGCGATTACGCCTGGCAGGAAGATA